GCAAGATTGGTATTAGTGGGAAGCAGATTATTGAGTCTCAGCCAAAGAACACACGACAAGGTAGTGGGAAGCATACTAAATATGCTGCGACTAGTCGTAACAAGGCACGAAAAGCATATAGAGGGCAAGGGAAGTAATGAAGAATTTACTGTTCATCTCACAGGATAAAGAGATGGCACTCATTCAGGAGATGTCATACAAAATTCAGATGTCAGATTGGGATATACATCCAAGTAAGACATGTTTTTTGTGTGTTTCTCCTGATTATTCAAGTATTGTGACACAACATCTCTCGCATTCATTAACAATGGATCGGGAGATTTTTCATATTGAGGCAGTGAATGTGCCATTTCCAGATGAAGATCCTTCCCAGTACAAGTTAAATTTTGAGTTAGATTTTGCGGAGTGGGTATTAGATTGGGATAACTTTGTATTATGTGAGGCAGGCGTTATCCGAGGCGGGAACTACAGTTGGATTACTAGTAGTATGGAGAAGTTTTCAGAGAAGAATTATTATACTTTATCACTTTGCGAGAATATTGGTAGTAAATATAAGAGTGATATGGTTTCACTATATTATGATGATAAGGTAGAGGACTTACATTTTTGGTGGGAGAGACCAAATAATCATTGGAAATAAATTAAGGTAATGGGATAGAAACCCCATTAAAAGTTCTATCAGAACAAATTTATAGCGGGGGCTATGATGGGATTGTATCCAGTAGACAAAAGTCAAGACTTTATTAATGAAGGGATGACATTAATCACCGAGACTGATAGTGAGAAGTATCTAAAAGCGTCAGGAAAGGCATCCAGTAAGAAAAAGAAGGATGAACTATATCCAATGCCTGAAGACCGCCTAGAACGCCCTTGTGGAGGTGCTGGAGGATTTGATGATTATGTAGAGCGTTGGACCGAATGAATAAATAATTGCAGTCTATTGTTGTGTCTAAATGCCAACCTTTCAGACATTCAAAGATTTGAGTGTTACATTTAAGAAGCATCCTGTTTCTAATGATCTAGTAACAGTAAAAGATAAAGCTGCTATTGTTCAGGCAATAACAGTGTTGCTTCTTACTAGGAAAGGTGAGAGACCATTTCAGCCTCAGTTAGGTTGTGGGATACAGAATGCATTATTTGAACCATTAGATTATGGTACTGCAGGTATTATCAAATCTGAGATAAGGGATACATTAAATCGTTACGAACCAAGAATTAGTATTGATAATATTTTGTGTATACCTGATGATGTGAATAATGGTTATGAGGTTGAGTTATTATATACGATTATTGGAAGAGATGATGCACCAATAGCAGTAGAATTCTTTCTAGAGCGTACACGATAATGCCATATACACAGGTTGCAAATTTAGATTTTGAAGATATTAAATTAGCTCTAAAAGAATATCTTAGGGCACAATCAGATTTTACTGATTATGATTTTGAAGGGTCAGCATTATCAGTATTAATTGACACATTAGCGTATAACACGTATTATACGGCATTTAACACCAATATGGTGGTAAATGAACTATTCATAGATTCTGCCACGTTGAGGGACAATGTGGTAGCAATTGCGAAGCAATTAGGGTATAGACCCAAAAGTATTACATCACCAACTGCTTATATTAACTTTACGATTGATTATAATACACCAACAACTGATAGGGAGTTAATATTAAGAAGAGGTACTGGATTTATTACTTCATTTGATAATAACATTTATCAGTACATTGCAACTGAAGATGTTACTGGTCAAGTTGTTAATGATCAAGCAGTATATTCAAATGTTCCATTAAGAGAGGGAACATTAATTACAAATACGTATACAATCAATACTGCATTAAGTACACAGAGATTTATTTTAGACAATCCAAATATTGACACTAATACCATCAGAGTAAATGTTTTTCCTACAGGAGGATCATTTAGTGAAGAATATTTAATTTCTGACAATATATTAGGTGTTGATGGACAATCAAAGATTTTCTTTCTTGATGAGATAGAAGATGATCGTTATGAGATATTATTTGGTGATGGAGTTATTGGTAAGAAGTTGGACAATAATTCTAGAATTGAAGTATCGTATATTACAACTAGTGGACCAGAATCAAATAGTGTAAAAACATTTGTATTTTCTGGTGTATTAGAGAATCCAGATGGTGTAACACCAAATTCTTATGAAGTAACAATTAATTCTACTATAGCATCTGCTGGTGGTGAGGATAAAGAATCTACTGAGAAGATTAAATATAATGCACCAAAGACATATGGTACACAGAATCGTGCAGTAACTGCACAAGATTATAGTGCAATTGTAAGGAATGTTTATCCATCAATTAGTGATATTATTATTTTTGGTGGAGAGGATCAAGATCCACCAGAATATGGAAAAGTATTTCTTGTAATTAAACCAACAAATGCTGCATATTTAACATCAACTACAAAAGCAAATATTATTTCAGATTTGAGAAAATATACAATTGCATCAATTGAACCTGTAATTATTGATCCATCTGTATTGTATGTTGAGTTAACTAGTAAGATCTATTACAATAGCAATACAACAGATCAGACAGAAGCACAAATTAGAGATAAAGTTATTGGATCTGTACAAGATTATCTTGATGATTCTGATATTGAAAAGTTTAATGGTAAATTTAGATATAGTAAAATTGTAGGTGTTATTGATAATTCTGATCGTAGTATAAATTCTAACTTAACCTCTATTAAAATGAGGAAAGATTTTATTCCACAACTAAACACAAAGACATATTATGAGATATGTTTTCAGAATGCTTTTGAGACTGATTGTGATGATCCAGTTTTGACTAGTACAGGGTTTAGGGTTACTGAATATCCAAATTATGATGTTTATATTGAAGACCGAAATGGCAAAATTGTCCTATATAGACTAGACTCGTTAAATGGCGAAAAAGTAGTTCTTAACGAAGAACTTGGTGATATTGATTATCAAAAAGGCGAATTAAGAATGTATGATGTGACTATCATTAGAGGTAGTTTTTCTGATAATAGAATATCTGTAAGAATAAGCCCAGAATCTAATGATGTGAGGGCAGTACGAGAAGTTTATCTAGATGTTGATATTGCTAATTCAAGTTTTACAGCTTACAAAGAGTAATTAAATGACCGTAAAGACTAAAAGAATATCTACTCTTATTGAATCTCAATTACCAGAATTCATCTCAAGTGAATATGAGATGTTTAGTAAGTTTGTGCAAAAATATTATGAATCTCAGGAAGTACAAGGTGCTCCATTAGATGTAATTACCAATATCCAAAAGTATATGGATATTGATTATTATGAAAAGAATTTACTTAAGCAAAATGATGAATTAGCATTATCATTAACTTCAACAGATACATCTATTACTCTTGTAGATGGTTCTTCATTTCCAGAAAAGAATGGATACGTAAGAATTGGTGAAGAAATTATATTTTATGCTATTAGAAGTGGTAATGAACTCCTAGAATGTTCTAGAGGTGTTAGTGGTAATACAAAATTAGGAGATTTGTATAATGAATCAAATTTTGTAACTACTGTAGCTTCTACACATTCATTAGGAGAAAAAGTATATAACATCAGTAATTTATTTCTTTATGCAATTGTAAGAAATTTTGAGTCTCAATACTTAGGTTCTTTTCCTGAAAAGTATCTTAAGGAAGATGTAGACAAAAGAACTTTAATTAAAAACATTCAAAAGTTTTATAAAGCAAAAGGAACTGAAAGTTCAATTAAATTTGTTTTCAATTCTCTTATTGCAAAAGAAGAAGATAATGTTCCATCAACATATAATCCAAGAGATTATACGTTAAAGTCTTCAATATCAGATTGGGTTACATCATATTCATTAAAAGTAAAAGTTGTTTCTGGTAATGCATCTAGTCTTATTGGAAATAAAATTATACAAGATGATAAAAATTATCCTTATGCATCTGCTATTGTAGATGATATAAGACCAATTGGTGGTGCTGATGGCGAACAAATTTACGAAGTAATTTTAAATCCACAATCAGTAAATGGAGAATTTAGAATTTCTTCAAGAACTGAGCTAGAAGAAGAAATTTCAACTAGTTTGACTGCAGGAGATAGAGTTACTGTACAATCAACTGTTGGATGGAAAAAAGAAGGATCATTTATTGTTGGTAACGAAACATTTACATTTAAAGAAAAAAATGTAAAACAATTTTATGTAGATACCAGATCATCTTCAGTAACACATAATGTTGGTGATTCTGTATATGATTTTTCTCCTGTAAAGTATAATAATGTTGTGCTAATGGTATTTGGCACGTTATATGATTTAAAACCATCAATTTCTTTACCATATGCAGCAAAGGGTGATAGTGTTCAAATAACAAATTCTGGATTTAATACCAGAGATAGAGTTATTTTTAATGCCAGTGATGAAACAATTAGGTGGTATTTAAATGATTTAAATACTGCCCCTTCTTCTTCGTCCAATTTGAGTCTACAAACTCAAATAGAAGATTTTATTGCTGATGTTTCTGCTATCTATGAAGATGAACAGTTTTACTACATTTGTTCATCTAGTTATCCATCTTATGATATTTTAAGTGTCACTGATAACGAAACTCTTCTTGATCCTAAAGTTTTAAGGATTATTAGAAAAAATCCAATACAGACTACTGAAATTTATGAAACTAGTAATAGAGACGTTGGTATTTTTGTAGATGGAACTCTGGCGTTTAGTCACAAAGATAGCGATCTTGTAAAATATGGTTATATAACAAAAACTAATATTACAGCAAAAGGATCTGGATATAAGAAATCTCCGTTTGTATTAATTAATAATCAACCTAACAAAGCTGTTTCTGTACTATCTGGAGAAACTGTAAATTCAATCTCTATCATTAATAATGAAATTTACACAGATGATCCTGAAGTAACTATTACATCTGGTAGAAATGCTACTGCAAAAGCAATTGTTACAAAGGGTGAAATTACTAGTATTGTTGTTGAAAATCCAGGAGAATATTATTCAAGTCCTCCAATTGTTAGAATTACAGATTCTAATGGAAAAGGAAATTTTGCTGAATATGAGTCTGTAGTATCAGAAGATGGTCAAGTTACAGAATTTATACAGATTAATAAAGGTAGATTGTATGGAAAGAACACAGTATCTGTAGATATTATAGCACAAGGATCTGGTTCTACAGCAACTGCTGAAATTAGAAAGTGGGTTAAGAACAGATATAAAAAACTTGAAAATTCTTTAGATGATGCAAATGGTTATGTATTTGATACATATAATCCATCAACTGGTAAACATTATGGCATAGTTGCAAATCCACTCAAACTGAGAGCGAAGATTGGGGATAACTTAAATAATCTATTACAAGAACCTGCAACTAAGGTTCACTCAAAAATTCTAGGATATGCTTTTGATGGCAATCCAATTTATGGACCATTTGGATATTCTGATCCAGGTGATCCTACATCATCTATTGCAAGAATGCAATCTGGATATACAATTAACACTTCAAGAGAAAATGGTCCATCTATTGCAACCTATCCATTAGGAACCTTTATTGATGACTATACATGGACAAAGAATATTACTACTGGTAAAACAAGACTTGATGAAAATAACGGAAGATATTGCGTAACACCAGAATATCCAGAAGGAACATACGCATATTTTATATCTACTAATAGTTTAAATAATCCAACCTTTCCATATATCCTTGGAGAAAATTTTTATTCTTTACCAGTATCTTCAAATTATAGTTCAGATATTTCACAAAACGATCTTCCTAGAAATAGTTTAAGATTAAATGTTAGTGGCATAGATTCAAACGGATATAATGCTGTTGCAACTATTCAATCTGTTAAAAAAGGATCTGTTACATCTGCTGTAGTAGAAGATTCTGTTGGCAATTTTTCTGTTGATAATGAATTAAATCTCAATAGTTTAGTACTAGTTGACGATTCAAATACTGGAGGACAAGGAGCCGCAGCATCTGTTAGCGAAATTTTTGGAAGAAATGTAGAGAGTGTAGAATCAGTAGAAGTAAAACCAACAAAAATATCTACAAGAAATTTTGTATATTTCTTTGATGGTGATATTATTACTCAAGATAATACTGGTGCCACGGGAGAAGTTGTAGGTGATTCTTTTAATGCAACAGAAATTGTTCTTAGATCGGTAACAAATACATTTAATTCTACTGACACTATTAGTTCAGATAAAACTATTATTAATGTAACAATAGATAAAGAATCGTCTTATGTAAAAGGTTCTGTATTAAGTTTGTATGATGGTGTTGATTCTACAATTGCTACTGGAGAAGTATTAGAATCTACTAATGATCAAAATATTGTAAAATTAAAAGTATTGACTGGATCTTTTATTGTAGATGATAGTTATTCTTTATTAAGTGATAATTTAATTGACACTTCTGGTTCTAAAATAATTGTTATTAGTTCACTAAGTAAAAACATTAACGTATTATCATCTTCTTCTAATATTGTTTTAGTAAAAACTGAAGATGCTCACAGACTATCAATTAATGATATTATTAATGTTGAGATTGATCCAGACGATTCTGTTACTGAAACAACTTATTATGTAAGAAAAAGAAAGTATCAAAAACTTAAATTAGCAAAACAAAATTATTTTTCTACTATTCAAGATACTGGTATTGGTAGAATTGATACATTAATTGGTGGGTTTGATTATGCATCATCAACTTTTGGTGGTGGAACTTTTACTGATGTTGAAGTTTTATTCTCAAATGTTGACAATGCAAGAAATAACCTTGGCCAAACTGTTGGTGACGTAGATACTGCTGTTATTGGAAGATCTGGTGGATCTGATAATGCTAGAGCTACAGTTACAATTGGTTATATTGTTAACGTTACATCATCAAATAGTGCAACAAATACAATTGTTGTAGATGATACGACCCATGTATTTCCTGGAATAAGAGTTCGCGGACAAAATATTTCTAATGATACATCTGTATTATCTGTTGATAGAGATACTAATACAATTACACTAACAAACAATCAAACTAATTTTCCAATAACAGGTGCATTAACTACAGTTGTTTTTAATCCAGGAGTAGTTTCAACAGTAACTATAACTTCAAAAGGAACAAATTATAGAAAAGGAGATACAATTTCCTTTGCTGATAGTGATTTAGATAAAGGCAATTTCACAAATGCAAGAGACTATCTTGCAATTGTAGATCATGTAGGATTATCAACTACTAATAATATTCTTTCTTTAGTAAATGTAAGAGGATTATCTGAAAATGATCTATTAAAAATAGGTCAAGAAACTGTAAAAGTATTGTCAGTTGATATTACTAATAACAAAGTAGTTGTAGAAAGAGGTCAAAATAATACATTAATTACAGATCATTACAATGGCACTACATGCAAATTAATTGAATCTGAATATCGCTTTACTCCAGGAACACAATTGTTTGATCAAGATCCTGGAGATCCATTTGTTAAGTCATATGATAAAGATACACAAGTACTTACTTTATATTATGAATATGGAGAAACAAATATAAGAAATATTAATTTAAATACTTTGTTTACTGATCAAAGTTCTCCTGCCAAGACAGCATCAGTATCAGAATTAATTTCTTTATATAATAAATTTGAATACTCTAAGTCTAACACAAATTTTGAAATTCTAACAACATTAGACTTACAGAAAAATTATAGTTATAAATTTGATACTAGTCATCCGTCTATGGCAAATACTTTCTTGGAATTTTCTCCAAGTATCAACAGAAACATTATTGCTGTAGATAGTTTTAGGTCAAACTTTGCTCCTGGAGCAAATGGATCTTATATTACTTTAAAACCAGGACAAACGTTTAGTTATTTTTATGGATCAACTCCTATTGGAAATGCTATTGATGGAAATGCTCTAGTAAAAGATGAATCTCTAGTTGAATACACAAGATACTATTTCTTTGATAAAAATAATGATGTTGATGTTTCTGATAGTTATTTTAACATAATTAATGATCCTTTACAAGGTCGTAAGAAGATTGTTTTCACAACAGAAAATTCTTTTGTTTATGATTATACAACAACTCCACAATATGATGGATCAGGAACAATTAAATACTCTACAACTAATAGATTTGCTGTAGGTAGAATTAAATCTGTAAAAATAGATAGTCCTGGAGATGGTTATGAAAATGTACCATCTATTTTTGGTGTAGCTCCAAGTAGAGAATTAGAAGCTACTGTTGATGTTCAATACAATCCAGTATCAAAAAATATAACTGGTCTTACTCTTCTTCAAAAAGGTAAAAACTATGTTAATCCAAAAGCAGTTGTAATTGGCGATGGTTCTGGAGCTATAATAGATGTCTTTGTTAAGGATGGTGAAATTGTATCTGTATTCTTAAAAAATGGCGGAAGATATAATAGTGCGCCATCAATAAAAATTGTAGAGACTTCAGTAAAAATATATTTCCAATCAGATAATATTGGCGTTCCAGAAAGTGTAAAAATAGAAAATAGTGGATTCTTATATCATACTGATGATACTTTATCCAGAAAGTATTTGTCAACTACTGCATTAACTCTTTTTAATGTTGACGAAGATGCATTTACAGAGGGAGAAAAAGTTGTATCTGAAAGTAATGGCGTAGTCTATGCTACTGGTATAGTAGCAAAAAATGGATGGAAAAAAGGAAGTAATATTATAAGACTACGTAATGTTACTGGAAGTTTTATTAAAGGTCTTTCAGTCCAGAGTGAATTTAGAAAAAAACCTGCAGAGATTATTGATATTTTTACATCAGAGTTTTCTCCAAATGTAAAGACATATTATGATAACATTGGATACTATAAATCTGATAAGGGTAAAATTGGTTCTAATTCTCAAAAAATAACAGATTCTTATTTCTATCAAGATTTTTCATATGTAATTAAATCAAAAACACCTATTAGTGTTTGGAGAAATTTAATTAAAGAAACTACTCACCCAGCTGGATTCCAGTTATTTGGAGAACTAGTTATAGAATCTTTTGGAAAAAATGATGTAAAGAGTGCTAATTTAAAGAACTTTAGTATTATAAACCTTGCTCCAAAACAGGTATCAAATCTTTCTACTAGCAAGTTTATAAAGCAGTCAATTGTTAATTATAATCATGTTAATGAAGAAAGAGGATTAGGTTCTGTCTCAGTTGATTCTCAAAACAATACAGAAACATATGCTACTGAAATAAGTATATCTCCAGCATTTGATGGTGTTACAAAAACTTTTACAATTCAAGATAAAAACACTAACAATCCATTAACACCATATAATGAAGAAGAACTTTTAATTACTTTAGATGGAGTTGTTCAGGAACCAAAAGTAGCATATACAGTTTCTGGAACAAACATTACTTTTGCAGATGCTCCTCTTGGAGAAAGAACAGCAGAAGGTCAAAATGTTCCTCCTCAAACTTTTTATGGAAGAGCATTTAAATTCAAAATTGATACTTTAAATGAAGAGTATTTAAGGATAGTAAGAAATTTCTTCCAGAGAAATGGTAGATGGTTAGATGCAGCAAATCAAATAAAATTCAATAGACAATTTATTGTTGAAGAATCTATTGGATATGTCACCGAAAAATATCCAAACATTGCATGGAACCAGTTTAGAGAAAAGTGTTCTAGAGATATTGGATATTTTATAGATGCTATAGAACATGACATTAGATTTGGAGGAAACTTTAAGAGCATTTCAGCAGCTGAATCTTATTATAGCAATAATGCAGTAGATCATATTACAGATCAAATTACAGAATCTTTAGATGCTTTTAAATATGCAGCAAAACTATGTGCGGCAGCAATAAGAAATTGGGATTATACTGTTACAAACGCAGTAATTGCTCCAAATAATGAAACTGATATTATTCAAGTTGATTCTACATTTGGTATTGTTATTGGAATGAATATCAGTAGTGGTTCTCAATATGCTGAAGGAACTACAGTAACTGAAATTGTTAATGATACTCAAATAAGAGTTTCAAATAATTCTTTTATTTCTAATATTGCAAATTCTCTAGATGTTCAACCAGGACAAACTGTAATTATTTTACTAAATGAAGTTTATGCAGGTGTACAAGTACAAGATACAGGAATTATAGAAGTTGGTGATGTTAACGTTGCACAGGTTGGAGCGGCTACTTTAACATCAGTAACATCTTTCTTTACTATTCCACAAGTAACATTTTCTTTAAGTAAAATAAACAATGGAACGTTTTATGATGCGTCTAACTTAATTGAGAAAAATAAATTATACATTCAAGAAGAAACTCTTGGATATATTAAAGCACAATATCCATTATTAGTCATACCAGACGAAACAAAATGTAAGAGAGATACTGGTTATCTAGTGGATGCTGTTGTTTATTCTTTAAGATATGGCGGAACTGAAAAAATAATTGAATTTGCAAAATCTTATTATAATGGCAACACTTTAAAATTTATTAATAATGAACTTACAGAATCTGTTGAAGCATTTGAATATGCAGTATCATTAATGGTTTTAGCAATGAGAACCTTATTGCCAAATGGAACTTATACTTCAGAACTACCTTTTACAGGTCAAAATATTTTATCAGATCCAGAACCATTCCTAGCATCATGTATTGAAGTAGAATCTTCATTAGATTCTTATTCAAATATTGTAAAGACATTACTTCTTAATGGCATTGGTTTAGTTCAACCAGAACCAGAAAATAGTCAGAGATCTGGAAATTGGACAAATAGAAAGACATATTCTAATTATGATATCATTGCAGATTCTAAATTAATATCATATCCAGATTATAATGATTCTATTGGATCAAAAGAATGTGATGACGTAGTAGATTCTATTTCGTCTCTTTACGGCGGATTGGAATCTGTATTATTAAATGGTGTAAATTCTGTAATTAAAACAAATGCAGATTATATTGATGGCGAAACAAAGGAATTTGAATTATATTATGAAGACTCTTCTATAGTTAAAACAGACGAAAATGAAAATCTTCTTGTATTCTTAAATGGAGTTTTGCAATTGCCAAAATCTTACAACATTGTAAGATCTAGTGATGAAAATGAACCAGATATTATATCTTTCACAGAAGCACCGAAATGGGAACAAAATTTAAATTCTATAACTACACAAGAACCAATAGCTATTGACAAAACCTTTATTACTAGAGTTGGTAGTTATGAATCTTTAACAATAGATAACGAAAGAGTATCTATTAAAAAAACTGGACCATTTTTAATCTTTGATAGTAAAACAAACATTCCAAGAAAAATTGATGATACTAGATATGCGTATGTTTTTGTAGATGGCGTTTTACAAAATGCATCAAAATCTTATATAATCAGTGGTGCCACTATTACATTTAAAAAACCACTTTCATATCACATACTTGATGACGGAACTCAAATTTCTCCAAGGGTTGATATCTTATTATTCTATGGTAGAGATATTGAGAAAAAATTAACTTTCTATGATTTTGAGCCAGAAACTTATTATAATAAAGTCAATTTTAGCATTACAGATTCTAGTGTAGGTGCAACAGAGTATAATAAAATTGTACAATATTTCCAATTATTTGCACCATCAAATTACAATCTTTCTAAAGTTGTAAATGGTACTACATTGCTTGAATTAAATACAACTACTGGAGAATTGAATATAATTGGTCATATTAAAAAAGTATTTTTTGATCAAAATTTAAATAGGGTAGATTTTGTTATTTCTAGTAATAATATTGTGGTTGGCAATGAGTTTGGAATATTGGATCCAAATGGAACTCACATTCTATCATATGATGGTTCATTAAACAATCCCAATAATGTAAGTTATCAATTAAGCAATGAAGTAACTGCAGATTTTACTTATGATTTAGATGCAGAGACAGGACTAAGAAGACTTCCAAGAACTGCTTCTCCATTTGCATATGATACTGCACATGCTAAAAAAGAATGGGATTTAAAACCATCGATGATTCCAAATTTAAAAGAAGGCGATAAGATTAAAATTGATGGGGAATCTGACTTTAGAGAAATAACTTCAATACCTGATACTGTATTCTCAAAAGATTTTAGACCTGGAACTATTGTACATAATGAAATATATGCAAAAGTATCAGCAACTAATTATAACGGATTTACAAAAGGAATTGGTTTAGGTATAGTTGCTGAACTATCAAATGGGTCAGTTTCTAATTTAGTCTGGAATAAAAGAGATTACAATCTATATACTGAATTTGGAATAGTTGATAAATCAACTGTTTATGGATACATGTATCCACCAGAAATTGAATTTATTCCTGTTGATAATAATGGCGGTGGAGCTAAAGCAGAAGCCATAGTATTAAATGGCATGGTAGTTGATATCGTGTTAACAAATCCTGGATCTGGATATACACAACCACCAAAAGTAGTAATTTCTCGTGGATATTTTAGAGACAAAGATCATAGAAAGATTGATTATTATATTAGTTTCTCTAAAATTCCTGAAGAAACAAATGTAAAATCAAGTAATTTTGTTATATCAACAATTACAGCAATAGTTGGTGGATACCAACCAGATGGAGTTGTATTATATGCTTCTGTTTCTTCACCCGCAGAACTCAATAATGAATTTGTAGGTATTAATCAAATAACTATTGAAAATGAGTTAGATGTTTCTGTTTCTTATGAAATTGTAAGTAAGATTGATGTTTCTGCAAAAGAAATATCAATGTCTTCAACTACTTTCAGCACTGCTGTTAATATTGTTGAAGTTGATGCAAAACTTGTTGAAGTTTCTATTGATAAAACAATTATAAACTTTACAAGATTGCTTGGATCTATTGACAAAGCATTTAATGAATATCCAGATTTTTATAATCAAGATATATTAGGAAATAGTTTACGAACTTTTGAAGGATTTAAATTTGTTGAAACTGGATACTCAGATGTTTCTTTACTAACAATTGAAGATTATTCAAATCTATATCCAGATTTGACAATTGGAGATTTTGATGAACCTGGAACTGTTCGTGTAAATACTACACTTGATCTTAGATTTAATTCTGCTTATCCATCAATACAAAATTTTGCATCATATCTAGATATTGCAGTAAATGCAACTGATAATACAATATACGTTCCAGACACTAGTAGATTTGCAGCATCAGGAAAACTTTTACTTGGCGATGAAATAATTGAATATACATCTAAATTAACAGATCGTTTTATTGGAGTTACTAGAGGTGTAGACGGAACTACAGCAAAACCACATGATGCTGGAGATTTAATCAGAACCTTTTAATGCTTAATTGTATAAATATATCAGAAATTGTAGAAGAGATTTTTTAAATGCCTGCCATCATCTCAGAAAAGTTTAGAATTTTTAATGCGAAGCAGTTTATAGAGTCTTTTACTGAAGGCAGTGGAGAGTCTGATACCGCTAGAACTAGAATGTATTTCTTTGTAGGTCGTCCTCAAAGATGGGACGCATATCTAGAAATTTACAGTCAAAATGCTACAGCATTTAATGTTGGAGACGAAGTTTTCGTCGGTGCTAACTACGGATCTTCAACTTTTAGAGCAAAAGTAAGACAAGTTTTTGAAGAAAGTCTTCTTCTCTATGATGTAAATGGTGCGGCAGGAATCTCTAGCACACCAAGTGTTGGTTCAACTTTACTTGGTTACTCGGGCGGAGTTAACACTGGTGCTCAAGCTGTAACAGGAGTTTACAGATATGCTACCGATGAAATTCCACCTCAACCACTAGATAACCAGACAGAAAAATATGCTGTCTATGACGACCTAATTTCTGCAAAAAGAATTTCATCTGATTATGTTAGAACTGTAGTAACTAGATACAATTGGATTGCAGGCACAATCTATGATATGTGGAAACCAGACTACTCAGGTGTTTCTACTGGAAGAACTGGTAAGACAGCAGCAAATGGAGCTCCATCAATTTCTTCTGCAAAATATTATGTAATGAATTCTTCTTATCAAGTTTGGTCTTGTGTTCAAAACTCAAATGGATCACAATCAACTGAAGAACCTTCTATTACTCCATCTGTAGGAACCTATGATTCTGGAACAGGATTGTTCAGAGAATCTACTGGTACATATGTTTGGAAATACATGTATACTATTCCAACAGATGATGTTATGAGATTCCTCACAACTGATTTTATGCCAATTGTGTTGCCAACAGAAGCAACTAGAGCAAATGTTTTAGCAACACAAGTTGTTGATGGAGCAATTGATGCATATGTAATTGAAGATGAAGGAACTGGATTGACTAATGGAACTTATTATGCTCCAGTTGTTGGTGATGGATCTGGTGCTATTGCAGTAATTACTGTTAGTGGCAATGTTATTACTTCTGTAGAAACATATTCAACTAATAGAGGTTCTGGTTATACATACGGATCTGTTACATTTGCTACTGGTACAGGGTCTGGTGCAACTGCCAATGGACTATTTGGCAACCCTACTTTGACCACACCAGCAAATCCAGGTGGTCAAGCAAATATTGAAGTTGTAATTCCACCTCAGGGAGGATACGGTGCTGATATGGAGTTAGAATTGAATGGAAAGAGAGTTCTAACAAACATTCGTTTGGCATCAAATGAAGGAAGTGGAGATTTCCCTGTTGATAATGATTTCCGTAGAATTGGTATTATTCAAGACCCAACCTCAAATGGATCTCTTGCAATTGCAGACACCTTGAATGGATTGACTGCATTAAAGATTACAGGAGCTGGTGCTGATTATATTGTAGATGAAGTTGTAACTCAAGATTTGGGTGGTGGACTAACTGCAAAAGGAACAGTTGTTTCTTGGGAACCAGATACTGTAGGTTCTTTCAATGGTGTACTAAAAATATTCCAATCTACAGAATATCACAAAGATAATGGTGTTGTAAGAGCATTTGATTCTTCACTTGCCGCAACTGTTGATGGAACTAATTCTGTTACTGCAGGAACTATTGATAACACTTATAATGCTGCATCTGGTCCAAGTTTGTTCGGAACATTTACTAATGGCATTTCGCTTCCTGAAATTGACAATAATAGCGGAGATGTCATATACATAGAGAATAGAAGACTAATCACGAGAGCTCCTGATCAGATTGAAGATATCAAACTAGTTATAGAGTTCTGATTAAGTCTGTTTATTAATAACAAAAGTAGATAGACTCGTAAAATGCCACAGAAGACTAACCTCAATGTAGATCCCTACTTTGATGATTTTGATCCATCCAAGAACTTTTACAGAGTTCTTTTTAGACCTGGATATTCTATCCAAAGTAGAGAACTTACTACTTTGCAGTCTATTTTGCAAAATCAAATTGAAAGTTATGGCAAGTTCCAGTTTAAACAAGGAGAACTTGTTGTACCTGGAGAAGTTGGTTTAAACAATAATTTAGATTATGTAAAATTATCTTCTGTATCAGAAGTTGCAGTTAATGTTGATGGCGAAATTGTTTATCGTAAGTATGATATAAAACAACTAGTAGGTGAAAAATTACAAGGTATTACATCTGGAGTTATAGCTACTGTTATTGAGACAGATTATGCTACAGAATCAGAAGCGGATACAATTTACGTAAAGTATACCACAAGTGGCGATGCTGCTACTGAGAGGACCTTCAGGCAGGGTGAAACACTTGAAGTAGTAAATGGTATCAATACTCCTCTATTGATCGTTGGAACCGATGGTAGCGTCCTCCCAACTAGCATATCTATTGTAGATCCAGATACTGGAGAAGTATCTAATGAACTAAGTCCTGCAATGGGTCATTCTTCAGCTGTAAAAGTTGAAGAAGGTATCTATTTTGTTAATGGGTTCTTTGTTCGCAATGATGAAGAACTACTTATTATAAACAAGTATTATAACAGACCTTCAGCAAAAGTAGGATTCAAAATTTCAGAATCTTTGATTTTTGCTGAGGAAGATAGTTCTTTATATGATAATGCAAGAGGTTATTCAAACTTTGCATCTCCTGGAGCAAGTAGATTAAAAATATCTCTTTCTCTAGAAAAGTATGACTACTCTCAAATTACAGATAAAAACTTTATTCAGATACTAAAAGTAAAATCTGGTATTATTGAAAAGCAGATTAAGAAAGCAGATTATACATTAATTGAAGATACGTTAGCAAAAAGAACTTATGACGAATCTGGTGATTATGTAGTAGATAATTTTTCTGTAAATATTAGAGAATTTTATCAGAATGATACTAATAATGGAGTTTATGATTTAAATTCTGATAACACTGTTAATGGTATCTCTCTAGAAGAAGCAAAGAAAAAAATGATTGCTTCTATTGGACCAGGAAAAGCATATGTAAAAGGTTATGAAATTGTTAATAAAGACACAAAGTTTTTAGAGATTGATAAAGCAAGGGATAGTCTTGATAGAGATAATATTACATTAAAGGGAAGGGGAGTATCTGACTTTAAAATTACAAACACATATGGATCTATTCCTTTAAATACAGATGGATCTGAATTGACTTCATATCCAGATGTATACTTATACTCCACGTTTAATGACGGTAGTATTGGACTCAATGGAGCTTCAAATGATTACAAAACTACTGTTTCTAGAAGAGGAGAACAATATTCTTACATTTCAGATACTTCAACATTTTCAAATGAAGACATTGGAATTAAAACAATTTATTTGGAGTTAAGTTTAGATTCTCCAATTAATTTTGGTGACGTAGCTTCATCTAGCGATTTTAGAACTTTAATTGGAGATCTTTGGTTTAAAAGATCAGAAACTGAAGTTTCTTCGGTAAAGTCTATTGCATACTCTCTTGTAAAGAGACCAGAAATTGATGGGTCTGGTCAAACAGATTACATGGAGTTAACAGTTTATGGAAATAAGAATGATTTGAATATATTCTTTAAAGAATATAATGAAAGCGTATCAGTAAAACAAACATTCCTTTATAGATCAAAAGAAGATGCTGAAGCAAGTTCTAATGGATTTGCTGTAATTAGAGACTATAATGAAATAATTACACCTTTGGTTGGAATTTCAAAACCAAAGAATTTTTACTTCAAAGATTTTCCTGCAGGATTTAATTCAAACGTTGATAAAATTATTTCTAAAGGTATCAATGGATATGATGGCACTTTTTCTTATAGTTACTTCAATCCAATATTCTTTACAAAAATAACATTAGATGATGAGGTTGCATCAAATACATTCCTCCCTGGAAAATATATTATAGGATCAAAGAGTGGTGCCTATGGCGTCATTGAAGGGACTTCTGGGGGAGCATTTTCTTTTGGAAATCAGTTATTCGTAAAAACTTTATCTGGCAATTTTCTTCCAGGTGAAACAATTTCCGATGAAGATAATAACGTAAGAAGAATCGCAATTGAGAATACAATCTCTCATTTTATTGTTACGAGAAAACAATCTGGATATCCTGCAGGAAACACTACAATTTCTTTAAATGGTGTTGAATACGACAACTCTAAAATATCATTAGGGATTTCTGGAGACCAAACTTTGTATAAAGTTGTAATTGCAGATAGAAATGCAACTTTGCAAACTTATGCAACTCCACCTACAGTAAAAGCTTTAGTTAGTGGATCTACAGCATCCCCAGATCCTGAAGCAACAATTGTTGCCGTATTGTTTAAAAATACAGTACTTAACTATTCTCCAAATAATATAAAATCTTTATACTCTGTATTTGGATCTGGTAATACGAATAAGTTTAGTGCTGATATTGATTTGAATAGAGAAAAATATTCTAATGTTACACAAGTAACTTCATTTACTTTCTCTGGAACAAAGGGTTATAAGTATCTAGAATCAAATGGTTTTGGTGATGATGCATCAAAATATTTGCAACAAGGTGACCTAATTCAATTTACAGATTCTAGTGGAAATGTTAATAAGTCTATTGTACAGTATACAACTAGTCCAGAAGGAACTATAAAGACGAGAATATATTTAGATTCTGTTTTACAAGAAAATGTATTAAATTCATCTGTTGTTTCTGTAAGACCAAAACAATCAAATACAACGTCATCAACTTTATTATTCCCAACAGGTAGTAAGCAGACAAAATCTTTAGTAAAAGATGTATCCGATTCTAAATTTAAATATTATTTTAGAAGAGATTTTGTTGTTGAAGCTACTTCTTCTGGAGGTAATTTAACTTTTGCTGCCCAATTACCATTTGGAACACAGAGATTTGTAAAATACGAAAAAGAGAATTATATCATTACTGTTCTAGATAAAGGATCTTCTACTGAAGCAGAAAATGGAGATATTCTTTATATTGATGAAAGTTATGTAAATATCTCTACTTCTACAGATTCTACAAGTGGTCTCACTTCTGGAAGTGTTACTATTAATCTCCCCAGTAATTTCTTTGGAGAAAATCTTTCAGCACCTTTCCCTACATTAAAACTAACAGCAACATTAGAAGTTTCAAAGGCAAAACCAAGATTGAAAACTTCGGTTATTAATAAGAGAATTGTTATTTCATCTAGTGGAGATAGAGTAATTCCACTTAGAGGATATGATTATGACACAGAAGATACCGAATCATTTAGCTACTCTGATGCATACAAGTTAAGATATGTTTATGTTGGCGGAGCAAATCCACCTGTGGTTGATCTAAGTGGAAATTTGATTAGTGGCGAAGACGTAACAAATAGATTTACATTTGATAATGGTCAAAGAGATACTTTTTATGATATTTCAAGAATT